GTTACGACGAGGCTAGCCTGGACACCACGGCAAAGCAGGCGGTGTTCATCGCAGCCGAGGTGCTGGACCGCGCAGGGCAAGCACTCAATGTTGGCGGCGGTGTGGCGGAGCTGCAGGAGCTGCTACTTACCCCAGCCGGTAGTGGAACTGTGGGGTTCATCCAGGATACTGGGTACCCAGCGAATACTGTTGGCGCTGCGCTTGATGCGGCGCTGGATTCCATCTCGGCTTTGGAAGCAACCAATGCAGTAGACAAGGTAACCACCACCGAGCAGGTCATGAACGGGGATCTGACGATCCAGCAGGATACCGCTCGGCTTCGTCTGCAGAGTGATACGACGCCAGCGAATACGCTGGATCTTGGTCTTAGCGGCGGATCGGTTGCGTACCTTACTCTGGGTGGCGCATTGAATTTGGATGTCACTGGTGATGTGGCATTCATCTCCCAAGTGAACTTCAACGGGGGCATTCGTACGGTCGGCCCCAGCGCCATCGACGATGATGTGACTGTGAGCAGTGGGAATACAGTGGAGTTTCAGGCTGGGGCTGATTTGACAATTGCCGACGCTCCGGTCGCTGCCACAGATGCGGCGAACAAGGCGTATGTGGACGGTCGCGTATCCATCGTATCTTTGCATTTAGTTACAAGTCAAAGCTCCGGAGTAAAATTGCAGTTTGACACCGCGTACCGAAACGACAACAACTATTGGAACAGTACCACAAAATACGTGAATGCACCAAATAAATACGGTACAGTCACAGTTAATGTGAACGTTAACAACGGAGGCGGTGCGCAGGTCACGCGAACACTCAAATTGGAAGTTGGCAGTGTGGAGCGAGCCGAGGCCCGAGTAGACATTCCAGCCGGAACTCAGCGAGTTGTGGGTCTGAGCTACACTGGACCACTATCAGGGCGAGTTGGAGTCGAAATTGACGACATGACTGGCATCACATTCATGGGGTCTAACTCAGGGCCCAGCACCACGAATTTTGGTATGATCGTCTACGAGTGATCAGGAGCGCAGTAAAAATGGAACCCATGCTTGGACTAAATATATACACCGCCCACACCACCAACATGCCATGCGACGACACAGTAGGTGTCTACGCCATCAGAGGCAACCTTGGTGCTGGGGTACTCCGTAACTCTGAATGCCGAGTTGGCGCGTGGGGTGCCTGGATTCCTGAGACCAATGTGCTAACTATCGGTCCAGTGAAGGTCAAGGCCGGGCTCATGCTTGGGCTTATCGCTGGGTACGCCCGCCAGCCCATAGGCCCGCTTGTAGTTCCAAGCGCGGCTACCAAACTTGGGCCTGTCTGGTACCGCCTATCATATCTCCCGCGAGCCCCCGGTGCTGCCACTGACGGCTGGCACATCTCAATGGAATTTGACATCAAATGATCCATACCCAAGAGAACATCGAAGCAGTAGCCAAGGCCGCTGTCCCTGCTGGTACCGGCTTGATGCTGTTTGGTGTTCCCTTGGAACCCATCGCCATCGTGCTGGGTATCGTCTATACCATCGCCATGACCATGCACTTGCTGTGGAAGTGGAACAAGGAGTACCATGAGTACCGTCGCAAAGCTCCGTGACCTGTTCGATGCAGTCACCGAGACCCTGACCGAGGCGGTGAAGACCAGGGTGGTTGAGATTGAGGTGGCTGACGGTAAGACGGTCTCTGAGACTATCCTGCCCCAGGCTGCCCACGTCGCAAACGCCCTGGCTTTGCTGAAGATGAACAACATTACTGCTGACCCTGAAACCAATGCTGGTCTGCGTGACCTGAACAAGGCCCTGGCTGCTCGCCGCCGAGGTAGCCCCCAGGTCAACCCCAAAGACTTGGAGTCCATGATGGATCAGCACGATAAGGACTTCATGCAATGAAACCCAGAGAGAGCGCAGTAGCGGCAGCATGTCGCATGGAGATGCTGGATGCGCTGCGTAAGCACTACAGCACCTTCGTTCCGTTCCTTGAGGATGTGATGGCGGAGCTTGGCTTCAGCACCACGGACATGCAGCGGGACATCGCTAACTACATCGCGTATGGTCCACAGAACCTGATGGTTCAGGCCCAGCGCGGTGAGGCCAAGACCACTATCGCTGCTGCGTTCGCTGTGTTTCACCTGATCCACTTGCCACAGGGCCGCGTCCTTGTGGTCTCGGCAGGTGGTACCCAGGCCATCGAGATCAGCACCCTGATCGTCCGGATCGTCATGACCATGGACGTGCTAGAGTGTATGCGCCCCGACAAGGCCGCTGGTGACCGTGCTTCGGTTGAGGCATTCGACATCCACCACAGCCTGAAGGGCCTGGACAAGTCCCCATCCGTGGCTTGCGTGGGCATCGACGCTAACCTCCCAGGTAAGCGGGCTACCCTCCTGATCCCCGATGACGTGGAGTCCAACAAGAACAGTGCTACTCCCACACAGCGCGAGAAGCTACTGCACACCACGCGGGAGTTCCCCTCGATCTGCTCGGGTTTGCCTGGGATCGCTGGCCGGACGGTATGGCTGGGCACGCCCCAGACCATGGAGTCCATCTACAACACCCTGCCACAGCGCGGGGTGGTTACCCGCATCTGGCCTGGGCGGTATCCGACCCCGGCACAGCTTGGCCGGTACGGCGGGAACCTGGCCCCGTACATCCTGCAGCGCCTAGCCTCAGACCCATCCCTGGGTACTGGTGGTGGCCTGCTTGGTGACCAGGGCAAAGCGTCTGACCCAGAACTGAAGTCCGAGGAGCAACTACAGCTTACGGAACTGCAGCAGGGTACGGCGTACTTCCAACTGCAGCACATGCTTAACACCACGCTGATGGACGGCATGAGGTTTCCCCTCAAGCCCGACAAGCTGGTGGTCATTCGCAGCAGTGACAGGTTCCCACTGATGATCCAGCGTGGGTACGATACCACGAACCTCCGGCAATATAGCACGGGGTCCGGGGGCTTCGCCTTCAGCATGATGAGCCCCCACGATGTCAGCCGGGAGACCTCCAAGCTGACCCAGGTGGTGGCGTACATCGACCCAGCAGGTGGGGGTGCCAACGGGGACGAGACGGCCTATGCTGTCGGTGGTCTCCTGAACGGCAACATCTTCCTCCTGTCCGCTGGCGCTGTCCGTGGTGGGTATAGCGAAGAGAGCATGGACGAACTGGCACGTAAGCTCACCCGCTTTCCCCTGGACCTCTGCAAGATCGAGAAGAACATGGGGCACGGAGCGTTCGCTGCGGTGTTCACGCCAATACTTCGCAAGTACAGCCAATGCGGTATCGAGGATGACTTCGTTACCGGCCAGAAGGAGAAGCGGATCATTGACACCCTGGAGCCTATCATGGGCCGGGGTAGCCTGATCGTCTGCGAGGATGTGGTCGAGGAGGACACGGAGTGCTCCACTATCTACGGCCCGGCTAACCGGCAGGTGTACAGCCTGTTCTACCAGCTTGCCAAGATCAGCCTTGTGCGTAATGCGCTGGCCCACGACGACAGACTGGACGCCCTTGAGGGGCTGTGCAGGCACTTCACCAAGGCCCTGGCGAAAGACCAAGCCCATGTTGTGGAGCGCCAGCGCAGAGCAGAACACGAAGCCAAGCTCAAAGACCCCTTGGGGTACGGGCGCTACGACAAACCAAACAAGTCGGTCAGCATTGTTGACCGCTATCGAAGGAGATAAGCATGGCACGAACCTTCCGCCTTGGCGCGGACAAGAACATCTATGTAGACGATGGGGCGAACGGAGAAGCTGAGCGGCGTTTGGCTAAGTCTGGGATTGCAGTGGTAACCGAAGCAGAACTGCTTGGTATGCTGGCTATCCCAGCCGTTGCCGCAGCTATCGTTGAGGATGTGTGGACCACATGGCTAGTTGATGGCGCCCGCTGCGCTAGCAATGGCGAGGAGGTTCTATCCATCTCCACCAACTTGCCTGTCGGGGTCAAGGCCGTCAACCGGCATGGGCCTGTGGTACTGGCTGCGTCTACCTTTGGTACCAAGCGGGTGGGGGATGGCACCAGTGGCACAGCTACCCCCTTGGCAATGATTCCGGCTGACGTGGTTATTGAGCCTGGAGTCTTGACAGTGGGCTCAGTAGTTGAAATCTACTGGGAGATCACGCATACAACGGCGAGCGGCAACTTTGACCCCGTGGTGTATCCAGTGCTCTCCTCATATCCCAGCAGCCTTGGTTGCGACGGTCTCCGTATTCAACCCGGGGCCGCTGCAACCGAACGTGCTGGATCTGGTGTCCTGCGGTATGTGGTTGACGGGCCGACCAGTCAGCA